CAATATTACCGATACCACCGCAGCCACAGCCGATGAACCCAGCTATGGAAAACAAGATGGCATTGACTGGCGGTATGCTTCAGGCATTTCCAGAGCAAGATCACAAGGCTCATATGGAGACACACTTAGCTATTATATCCACACCATCTGTGCAGACAAACCCACAGGCTATGATAACGCTGCAGGGTCATATTCAAGAACACATTGGATTGTTGGCAGAACAGCAAGCACAACAGATGGTTATGGAGCAAGCAGGACCAGAAGTACAACAAAACCCAGAGGCTATGCAGATGCTACAGCCTGCTATAGAACGTCAAGCAGCAATGCTGATAGCAGATATGACAGAGCAGTACGCACAGACACTAGAGCCTCAAGAGGAACAACAAGATCCATTAGTTGCAATTCGACAGCAGGAATTACAGCTAAAAGCGGCAGATATGGAACGCAAGTCTCAAGAGTTTGAGGTGAAGCAAAGTCTAGAAGCTGACCGTGACGCGATGGATGCTCAATTGGCTAATCGCCGTATAGAGCTTCAAGAAGAAGCACTTGCTGACAAAACTAGGGTGGCTGAAGATAGAGTACAAACTCAAAGAGATATTGCCGCTCTGAATGCCCGTATGAAAGGAACAGGATAATGGCATCATCTGTTAGAGAGAAAGTGGTTGAGCAAATTCGCGCTGCAAAACGTGCGATGCGTGACGCCGAAAACGTAGTTAAAACGAAACTTGTTCGCGCTCGTGATGATAAGGGACATTATGTAAAAGATGACCCTACAACTGAGGTGAATGAAGCTTGGGTAGAAGTTCCTGTAGAGGAAAAGAAACCCGTTAAGAAGGCTGCAGCCAAGAAAAAGGCTCCCGCTAAGAAACCAGCAGCCAAGAAATCTGCAAAATAGCTGATAGAGGAGAATAATCATGGCAGATGCAGCAACAGTGGTCATGAAGACCACAATTCTACCGGACGAGATAGCTAAAACTATCGAAGCCACAACCACTGTTTCGCCAAAGGATGCGAACGACAAGTGGTATTACAAACTAACCAGTGTTACAGCGGCAAGTACAGACCTGATGCAGGGTTATTACACCGATTATACGGCGATAAACGCCAACGCCAATCCGGGTACTGTAGCAACAGGTGATAAAGTGGAGTTTCTGTATATTAAAAATACAGATGCAGCCAATCATGTTTACATTGTTTTTGATGCAAGCACTGCTTCAAATTCTAATGGGGCGGCTGTAAAGATAAGTCCTAATGAGTCTTTCTTTGCTAGACTTCCAAACACGACAGTTGCAGACATACATGCAATTGGTCACGATGGATCAAGTGCTGCGACTGCAACTTGCATTGTTTGCGCATTATTGGATGACATTGCTTAATTAGGGGGCATTAGCCCCCTTTTTACACATAGGGTAAAATATATTGGGATACATACTTGTTTTTCCCGTTAAATCGTATAAAGATTTAGTGGGAGACTATTATGGACGCAATAACCTTACTCGATTATCTCAAAAAAAAGATAGCTCAAAGGCGTGACGATATAAAAGTTGCGATGGAGACTGGTAACATTCCTAATTTTGATGAATACAAATTCTGTGTTGGTCAGATTAGGGGGTTGGCTTTTGTTGAGGATGAAATCAGGAGAATACTAAAAAATAATGAGGAAGCAGATGAGTAAAAAACTCTATGTGCCTGATCATGTAGCTGAAAAGGCTATAAAAGCAGGCTTTCGAGACAACCAACCTAAAAGTAAAAACGAAGATGATCCGTCTGAAATGGAGGCTTCTTCATTAGAAAGATTACCGCAACCTACTGGGTATCGAATGTTAATCATTCCGTATTATCCAAGTGAGAAAACAAAGAGCGGTTTATATATTCCAGACCAAGTTAGAGACAGAGAAGCATTTGCAACGGTTGCTGCTTATGTCGTTAAGCTAGGTCCAGATGCTTATAAAGACTC